TAGATGGCCAGTATCTATCATTGCCAACTGATTGGTTAGAGGCCATCAACGTGCAAATAGACAGCAATGACTTTAGTCCATTGTTCCAACAGTCTATAGAATCAATGGATGTTTATAGAAAAAGCAAAGGTAATGCTACAGGCCAACCCGTTTACTTTGCATTGGTAGACAATACAATTGAGTTAGCACCTACACCAGACTCAAGTTATACGTTACAATTAACATACTACGGCTCTATAGATGCGCTAAGTGATACGAATACAACGAATTTTATTTCTACATCATATCCAGACGCATACCTATATGGTGCTTTAAAGCACGCCTCTATATTCCTTATGGAAGATGACAGGGTTGCTTTATTCTCATCACAGTTTGAAAAGGCTATAGAAGAGATTAGAATGGAACAAGAGAAAGCAGAGTTTGGTAAGGGATCTTTAATGCAAAGACGAAAAACTTACGGAAAAACTGGCAGAAATACTTACATTTTTAAAAATAATTAGGAGAACAGAATGGCAGGATTTAGTGATTATTTAGAAGACAAGGTCTTAGAGCATGTCTTTGGTGGCAATGCTTATACAGCGCCCACAACATTATATGTTGCTTTATATACAGTAGCACCAACTGATACAGGCGGTGGAACTGAAGCAACAGGCGGAGGCTATGTAAGACGATCAAGTACATTCAATGTATCTGGTACTAACCCAACTACCGCAACCAACCCATCAGCGATTGAATATCCTACTGCAACTGCAAACATAGGAACTATCGTAGCAGTTGGTATTTTAGACGCATCATCATCTGGAAACTTATTAGCATACGCTAACCTAGACGCATCAAAAACAGTAGAAACTGGAGATGTTTTTAGGTTCAATGCTGGTGATTTAGACGTAACATTAGCTTAAAGTCATGGCCAGTATAGGCTATAACAAAGGCTATTATTCAAGGTCAAAATATAACGACTTAGCCTTTCAAGCTGAAGCAACCATATCCGCAACATCTGGCGCAACCGCTAGAAATACTGTATCAGGTGTAGCAACCATACAGGCAAATTCTAACTTAACAGGATTTGGTAGAATACAATTTCAACAGTCTGCAACCATACAGGCAACCACAAACTTCTTAGCTGTTGGTGCTGACACAGAGATAG